TGATGTCGCGGCAGCGGCGATCGGCGGCGGCGAGCCCTTCTGCGCTGTAGACGCGAAGCAGCTCGAAAAGGTCGATCTTGAAAGCGGCGGCTTTGGAATTGTAGGCGGTGTAGGTCATCTGCTTGCTCCCTCTTGATGTGAGGGAGCGTAAGGCAGGCTTACTTACGTGTCAACAGGCACTTTACAAAAAGGGAAAGAAAATCTTTCCGCTGTTATCCACGCGCGACATGATGTAAGAGATCAAAAAGAGAACGCCGCCATCTGGGGAGAGGCGGCGTTCACGGGTCGGGTCTGTAGCCGCAGTCCCCGACCGGATAGGTGGTTAGATCACCTGTGGCGCTTATACGCCCAGTCTCCCCGCCCGTCTAGATGTGTGGCTCCAGGAACGCGCCCGCCGCTGTCTAATAGGGGTGCATATGATCGGCCGGGACCTTACCCCGACCGCGCCCGGAGGCCATGCGAAGGGCGATAACCGCGCCCCGCCTTAAATGGCGGATCAATCCCAGAGGCCGTGTTTACGGCGGAGGGCGAGAAGGCAACTCGATAAAATACGCAGCGCGGCTAAAGCCGATCCTGAGTGGACTATGCAACCGGCAATCCCCATGACCTTGAGGGAGGGATTAGCGGGGTGCGGGGTATTGCCTAGCGTCGGCGGACGCTCTCAATCCACAGGGCTTTCGGCCAGTCCATGCGACTGAGCTTCTTTTCCTGCGGCGGGTTATAAGATTTGACGTGCCAATGCGTGTCCGAAATATCGACAAGGTGCCGGACCTTGCATAAGCGGTCAGGTTTCATCAGCAACACGTCCCGCCCCGGATAAACGGGCCTTTCCGGGAATATCAGCAGCCGATCGCCCATGTTGTAAGCAGGCTTCATGTCGTCGCTGCACAGCAACACGCCAAAAGATCCACGCACCGAATACGCGAACGCCGGCATCGGCTCTTCGTCCGATGGCTCATTGGACATAAGCATCGAGTCCCCCGCGTCGGGGTGAGTTGAATAAACCAGGAGTGGCAAGCCGATCTTGTATTGGCCGGCTGGCGAAGTCAGACGACGAGCCCCCCCACTCAACCCATCGTCTGTTTCGTGGGCGGGATGTTCTGCAACTTGGTTTTTGTCGTCAATTCGTATTTGCAACATCTCGGCGGCTTCAATGCCGAGCGTTTCCGCAAGGGCGCGGCGGTGCTTGGCGCTTGGCTTTCCCGAACCAGTTTCCCATTGGCTTACGGCAGCGCGGGAAACGCCCAGCAGATCGGCCAATCCTTGCGTGGAAAGGCGCTGTCTTATGCGAGCGTTGCGGATCGCGTTACCTAGTGACATGCGATTACTCGGTAGGCACTTCTGCAAAAATGTCACCGTAAGAAAATATTGACATGCGGGTAAGTCTGGCTTTACATAGCCGCATGACACCGCAAGAAGCCCTTTCCGAAGTCATCAAGATCGTCGGTAACGCCCGCGCTCTTGCCAAGCATTTTGAGATCAAGCCGCCCGCCGTCTACCAGTGGAAAAAAGCCCCCGCCGAGCGGGTGTTGGAGCTTGAACGTCTATCCGGCGGCAAGGTTTCACGCCACGACCTGCGACCTGACGTATTCGGCTCTAGGCCCACCAAGCGCACCCGCAAGGTGCCCGCATGAGCGCGGAGCCTCTTGGAATCGCGACCGCCCTTCGAGACAGGCGCGAGTCCTTTGCGGCCCGGCATCCCTCGCTGGCGCGGTTCTTCCTCGGAACTGGCCCACGCTATGACGATGTGAAGGCCACCAAGATTGCGGTTGATTGCGCCACGGGCAAGCGGACTGTTGAAAAAGCCGACCCGCCTCGGGCCGAGACGGTCAATCCCTTTGACAGAAAGATCATCCCCGTCGATCTGCGCTACCGGCACATGCCCAGCATCGCCGCGATCATGGGCGAGCAAGAGAGAATCGCCAAGCTGATCTTGCCGTCGCCAACTATCCCAAGCCGCGACCTGCTGTATCGCCCGCACAAGAAGCTCCGGCCATCTTACGCCAGCGCGATTACTCAAGTCTGCTGCCAAGTTTGGGGCGTCACGTTCTCGCGCATGCTGGCCCCTGGAAAAGAGCGCGCTGTAGCCCGCCCACGGCAAGCCGCATTCAAAATCCTTCGTGACCGTGGCGGCGTGTCGTTCCCCGAGATTGCCCGATATTTTGGCCGCGATCATTCAACGGTTGTCCACGGTTATCGCAAAGCTGCCGAGCTAATCGCTGGCAATACCGAGTTTCGCGAGAACTATGAGCACGTTTGCGCCCTGCTGGATGAAGCGGCGGTGTCTGAATGATCCAAGCCCGCGCCCGCAATCCAGAACTTATCTCGCGTGGCGTTCATGCGTGGCCCGGCCATAGCGACGTGCGCCGCGTCCAGTTCTTTACGAGCGAGGACATCTTCGCCCGGCTAAAGGATCTGGCTATCGCGGACGGCCTTTCTATGTCGGCCCTTGTTCGCGGCCTTGTCTGCGACGGCCTCGCGGCCCGGCAAAGGTCGGGAGGCCCGGCGTGATTGGGGCGCAATTGCCGAGCCTCCCCATGCGCGCCGATGGGAGCCGCGTGCGCATTCTCAATTCGATCCCCGATGCTGTCCCGACGCTCCCCACGCTTAACGACAGCATCCGCCCGACCGCCGACCTCTCCCCTGGTGGTCGGGCACTTCTCCCCCGCTGCGACGTTCCTCCCCGCAGCCAACCTCGCCGGGGCTTCGGCCCTGGCGCTTTTATTCGTGTCCTGCACCGCGCTGAGTTTGGCGACCACGCGATTCAGGACTGTGGCGATGCTTTCCATAGCAACAACTATGGAGCGTCCAATGGTCGAGAGGCCGGCAAAAACACTCAAGGAGTCGGCAATGTCTGCCGCAGTTTCGGCAACTGACGCGGCGCGTCTGATGCTGACGGAGCTGGCCCGCCCCTTGGGCTGGTTCGAGACGAAAGAGAGTAGGCGTGTGCGCGCGGCACGTCAGGTTGGGACGATAACAGCACGCCGGGTTCGCGCGATCCTGGCGAGCGAGAAACTGAGACTTACCGCCGATGAGCTACTCGATATCGCACGAGCCTACGAACACGCTGGGCACTCTCTGGCATCGCTTCAATGTCTGGCGAGCCTTGCGGCTTCTCCGCTCGATCCCGCGCCTGCAAGTTCAGGCGGAGGAACGGTATGCGAAAGCGCAGATCCTGCTGAGGGAACACGCCGAGGACCCACAGGCAAGCCTGCCGCTCCAGATGCCGACTAAAGCGATCGACCAAAGGGCGCGGGAGGCCGATGGACGATGAGCGACACATTGAAGACCATCCTCGGCTTCATCTGCTTCCACATCTGGACGCGGATTCCCTCGACCAACATTCAGTGCGCGACGCCTGTCGGCCTCTGGCTGCTGTCATGGGCTGGGTACTACGCCTTCGCGCCGGAGCGGAAATGAGCAAGGCGCAGTCGATCGCTCGCATGAAGATGCTTACCGAGCCGGGCCACCTGTATGCCGTCTATTCGCGCTATTGCGATTGGGTCAAGATCGGCTTTTCAACGAAGGTCGATGAGCGGCTAGAGAATATCGCGCACCAGTACGACGAGTTCGCGCCGTTTACCCTGATCGGCAAGACCGTCTCGACCTATCGCGCCGAGCAGCAGCTTCACCGGGCTCTGGAGCCCTTCCGCCAGCGCCACACGGGCCGCACCCGCGAGCTTTACCCCGCTGTTCCGCCGCTGGTGCAGACGGTCAAGAACGTCCTGTCCTGGCGCGAGTGGAAGCCGATGCCGTGGGAGCAGTGGAAGCGCGTCAGCGGTTGGGCGAGGGAAGCCGCGCGCAAACCGCTCGTCAAGACCGAGGCGATTATCTCTTACGAGCGCTTCTACGCCGAACGGGTAGCGCGTTTGCAGCAGTGGCATAGCGACCGGAGGGCGGCATGACCGATACGAAACTCAAGCTGCTGGTCGAGCGCATCGAGCGCATCACGACCGAGATCAAGGAAGCCCAAGAGGCCCGCGCCGATGTCTACACTGAGGCGTTCGGGCACGGCTACGACAAGGCCGCAGTCCGCCGTCTGGTGGCATGGCGGGCTCTCGGACAGGCAGAGGCCGACGACCGCGAGACGCTTGACGAGGTTTACCGCTGCGCGTTGTCGGGCGGCCCCATGCCGAGCATCAAGCGGCATCTCGACCCGGAAGTGGCGCAGGTCATGGAAATGCTCAAGCAGCCTGGCCCGCTCACCAAGGTCAAGGAAGTCAAGAAGGCGCTGGGCGTGTCCATGGGCAAGGCGCATCGGCTACGCGCCCTGGCGCTCGCCCAACTGACCGCCGATGGTTTTCAGTTTCAAGGGCGTGTTGAAAATGAAAAACCGCCCGAGCCCGAAGATGATCTGACCGTTCCCGGCCATCTTCGGCGGGCAGCATGACCAGAACCGCCACCCGCTACGAGCGCGCCGCGAACGCTCTGGAGGCCCGCCTCCGTGGAATGAAGCGGAAGCCTCACGCCCTGGTGGTGAAGCTGTCGTGGCTTAGGTTCAAGGCACTCCAACGAGGCCCGCAAGCGGAGGCCGCATGACCGCCGCGCGCCCGCAATTCGACGTGGAAATCCCGCTGCCGCCGTCGCTCAACAACGCCTACGTCAACGTCCCTGGAAAGGGCCGGGTAAAGGCCAAGGGCTACAGCCAGTGGCAACACGCGGCTATTGCGCTGATCCGTGTCGGCGTACCTGCGGCGAAGCGCATTGCAGGCCCGGTGGCCGTCTCGATCCTGTTCCCGAGGAAGCTGCGGCCTGATGTCGATAATTTAATCAAGCCGACGCTCGACGCGCTCGTAGCATCTGGCCGGATCGACGACGACAGGAACGTGGTCAAGGTATCCGCCTCTAAAGAGTTGCAAGGCAAGGCGCTCGCTCTTGTGTCTGTCAGAGGGGTGGGGTGATGGCTGACTGGATGGCCTTCAACGTCGCGGACTACGTGGCGAACACGTTGCACCTCACGACGCGCCAGCACGGCGGCTATATCCTGCTGATCTGCGCCGCCTGGAACGGCAAGGGCTTCCTGCCGGGCACGGACGAGGGCCTGCGTGCCATCGCCAAGCTATCGCCTCGGGAGTGGAAGGACGATGGGCCTGCGCTCAAGGCGTTCCTGACAAAACGCGGCGAGGCGTGGGTGCATGAGCGTGTCGAGTTCGAGTGGAACGACGCGCAATCTCTAATCGCTGCCAAGAGTAGGGCTGGAGCGGCAGGCGGGCGCGCGAAGTGGGCGGGGCGCGCGCAAGGTAGGGCGCACGCAGAAACGAGAGCCCAGCGTCTAGCCGCAGCCCGAGCGATTGGCACGCACACTGCCGAGGAATGGATTGCTTTAGTGAATATCTGCGGCGGCAAATGCGTCGCGTGCGATTCTGCGGCGAAGGTGGTCAAAGATCACATCAAGCCGATTTACCAAGGTGGTTCGGATTCGATCGATAATCTTCAGCCACTTTGCTCGTCGTGCAACTCGTCAAAGGGGCCGGATGCCACGGACCGCAGGCCACCTGACTGGCGTGAACGCCTGGCAGAATGCCTAGCAGATGCCAGACAGACGGCTGCACCTACACCTCTACCTTCACCAAGACCTGTAACTACTACCTCCTCTGTGGCTAACAGCGCGCCTCACGGCGCGAGCCACACACCGCGCAGTCAGTTGATACCGGATGATTTTGAGCCATCCGAGGCTGATTTGGCAGCACTTCGCAAGGAACGGCCCGATCTGGTGGGCGAACTGTACGCGCAACGGATGGCGGATTTCCGCGACTGGTGCCGAGCCACGGCCGCGCGGAGTTTCAGCCCCGTTTCGACGTGGCGCGGGTTCATGCGGAAAACCAAAACCGGCGCCGTAGCGGGCGAGACCTGGGACCAGCGCCGAATCCGGCTGATCGAGGAGGCAATCCGATGAATGTTTCCGAACTGCTGACGGCCATCGGCCGCACGTATCCCGGCGCAACTCCCGAAGCGCTGGCGACGTTCAAGCCGGTGTTCCAAGCCCGCTTCGAGCGGCGCGAGGGGCCGCATCTGGCGCAAGCGTTCCAGGATTGCATCGCCAACTTCGAGGCGACGGCGCGCAAGCCGTTCCCGATTCCGCGAGACATCGAAACGCACATGCCGGTGCTGCGGACGGCTGACGACTCCGGCGGCGGCCCGATTCGTGAGGCACTGGCGAGCCGCAACGCCCGCGCCGTGGTGGCCTATGCCGACTGGTACGCAGGGCAGGGGCGGAAGATCAAAGCCAACCGCCCGCGCCCGGTGTTCGACGCCTGCGTTCTGGAAGCCCTGAGCCTCGCGCCGAAACGCTCGCCGCTGATCCTGAAGGCCGAGGAAATCGCGACCTGCGAGCAGCGCGCCTTGAGCCAAGCCCGCGTCGCCAAGTTCGGACGCATCCCGAACAAGGCCGAGGAATGGGACGCGCAGATCGCACAGGTTCGCGCCGAATGGGAATCCGCAACAAAGGCACAGATGGAGGCAGCCTAATGCCCACCAAGCAGACCCCGAGCCAGAGTCTTGGCGCGCGAATCTTGGCGAAGTCCGAAATGACCGCTAGCGGATGCCGCGTCTGGAAGGGCTGGAAAGATCCTGACGGATACGGCGTCATCCGGCTCGACGAGAGAACCAAGTTGCGCGCCCACCGAGCCGCATATGAGGCGGCGCATGGTCCCATCCCGCCTGGATTGATCGTCATGCACATGTGCGACGTTCGCGCGTGCGTCAATCCAGAACACCTCCATCTGGGCACGCACGCCGACAATCAAGCCGACAAAGTGAGGAAGGGCAGGCAGGCCAGAGGCGAGCGAAACGGCAGCGCCAAATTGAGCGCGCCCGATGTCATTCGCATTCGATCTGATACGCGGCGTCCACCCGATATCGCAAGGGCGTTTGGAATTTCGGCGGATCAAGTTCGACTCATCCAAAAGAGGGTGAAATGGGCGCACGTATGACAATTCCCCGCCTCAAGGCATGGGCGCGCAAGCTGATGGGGCGGTGAATGAACGGCAAGGAATGGACCCCCGAACATACGGCCACGCTTGAGCTATTGAACCGCATCGGCTGTGACGACGCCCTGATTGCCGCGCAGACCGGCCACTGCCGCGATACCGTCCGCAGGCATCGCACCGCCTTGGGCCTGCCCACCTGCTACGGCTTCCGCATTGGCGATTGGCGAGAGGCCGCAAATTCCTTCTTGCAAAGCAAAGTCGCAACTCCTTAGACGGGATAGCCGATAGCTCTCTGTGCGAGAGGTCGGCTTTGCTTTTCGGCGCAATCGGTTAGGGGCTCTAGTGGCGGCCCCGAAAAACCCCAAGAATCGTTGGAGCGAAAAGGCGTGGAGAGACGCCATTCGCGTCGCCGTCATGCGCGCCCACGAAGACCCCAAGAAGGGCAAGAAGCTCGCCGCATTGGCTGATGCGCTCGTTAACGCGGGCCTTGAGGGCGACGTATCCGCGCTGAGAGAGATTGGCGATCGGCTTGACGGCAAGGTGCCACAGGGCATCACAGGCGGCGACGGCGGCCCCGTTGCAATGGCGTTCCAATGGCTGACGCCCAGCGCATAACCATTCCATACGCGCCCCGCCGCGCCTTCCTGCCCTACCACGAGAGCAGCAAGCGGTGGCGTGTCCTGGTGGCCCACCGCCGCGCCGGGAAGACCGTGGCGACGGTCAATCAACTGATCCGGTCGGCGCTGACCTGCGACAAGCCAAACCCGCGCTGCGCCTACGTGGCCCCGCTATTCCGTCAGGCCAAGGACGTGGCTTGGACCTACCTCAAGGAGTTCACCAGCGTCATCCCCGGAGCGGAAGCCAATGAGACCGAGTTGCGGGTGGACCTGCCCAATGGAGGCAGAGTCCGGCTCTACGGCGCAGATAATCCCGATGGAATGCGCGGCATTTATCTTGATGACTGCGTACTTGACGAGTTCGCAGATATGCGACCGCGCGTTCTGCCAGAGATTATTCGCCCGGCGCTGTCAGATCGCAGGGGCTCGCTCACCATCATCGGCACGCCCCGAGGCCACAACGACTTCTTCCACGCCTATCAATCGGCCCTGAACGATAACGACTGGTACTCGGTGATGCTGAAGGCATCAGAGACCGGCCTTGTTGCGCCCGAGGAATTGGATGCAGCGCGGAAGATGATGACGCCCGAGCAGTACGAGCAGGAGTTTGAATGCTCGTTCGAGGCGGCAATCTTGGGCGCCTATTGGGGCCGGGAAATGGCCGAGGCCGAGCGGGAAGGGCGCATCTGCGACGTGCCTGTAGACCCGGATTTGCCCGTCTATACGGCTTGGGACTTGGGCGTGAAGGACACCACGGCGATTTGGTTTTTTCAGGTGCTGGCCGGTGGCCTGAACGTGGTGGACTTTTACGAAGCCTCTGGCGTCGGTGCGGCGCACTACGTCGAAGTGCTTAACCAGCGCGCGGCGGACGGCGGCTACAAGCTGGGGCCGTGCCTTGTGCCCCATGACGCCAAGGTCACTGAATGGGGCACCGGGCGAACCCGCATCGAGACGGTGACGCGGCTGGGCCTGAAGCCCGAGCTTGTGCCGGATCACGCCATTGTGGACGGCATTCAGGCCGCCCGCCTCACGATCCCCGTTTCCCGCTTCGACCGAACCAAGTGCGCTGTCGGCATCGAGGGCCTGAAGCAGTACCGCGCCGAATACGACGAGGAGCGCAAGGTATTCAAGCCCAAGCCTCTGCACGATTGGGCAAGCAACCCTGCCGATGCGTGGCGGTATCTGGCGATCGGCTGGCGCGCCCTGCGTGCCCCGGCGCCCGAGCCGAAGCGCCTTGTTGACGCCTACGTGGCGCAGCCGGACGGCTCGATCAAATCACACCTCACCTTCAGGCAGATGGTGGAGCAGCAGAAGCGCCGGAGGCTTGAAAGAGAATGAGCACCACCGAAACCCTCACGGCGCAGGAACAGTCCGGCACGGTCGAGACCAAGGCCGACTACGAGAAATCCCCCAGCGAGTTCACAAAGCACTGGCTCAAGGCCATCGAGCTTGCGGGCGAGGAGGAGAAGGACTGGCGCGCGAACGCCGAGGAGACGCTGAAGCGCTACACGTCAAGCAAGGCCAAGTCGTTCAACGTCCTGTACGCGAACACGCAGACCACGGTGCCCGCGCTCTACAACAGCGAGCCCGCGCCGGACATCCGCCGCCGCTTTGGAGACGATGACGAGCAGGGCCAAGCGCTTGCCGAGATCATCGAGCGGGCGATCACCATCCAGGCCGAGCTATACGACTTCAACTCGGTGATGAAGGCGGCAGTGAAGGACCGCCAGCTTCCGGGTCGTGGCGTGTCCCGCGCCCGCGTAATGCAGGGGCCGAACGGGTCGAAGTGGATTCAGTGGGAGCCGGTCGCCTATGACGACTTCCGCCACGGGCCTGCAAAGACGTGGGACGATGTGCCGTGGTGCGCCTACCGCCACAAGTTCAAGCGGGACGAACTGGTCGATCTGGCGGGCGATGCCATCGGCAAGGCGGTCCCGCTCGATGTGGCCGTGGGCGAGACACCCAAGAAGGACATCAACGACCTGCCCGATATGTTCAAGCGGGCGATTGTCTGGGAAGTGTGGGACCGCGAGGCCCGCAAGGTCTACTTCTTCGCGGAGAGCTATAGCGACGGCCCGCTGAAGGTCTACGACGACCCGTACCGGCTGCGGAAGTTCTGGCCGAGCCCCAAGCCGCTGTACCAGATCGACCGCACGGAAAGCCTCACGCCCGTCTGCGAGTTTATGATCTGGAAGCCGCTTGCGGACGAGGTAGACGACCTCACCAAGCGCATCGCGGGCATCGTGAAGGTGATGAAGCTGCGTGGCCTGTACGCCGGGCAGTTTGAAAACCTGATGACCAAGCTGAAGGATCTGGACGACGGCGAACTAGCCGCCGCCGACGATTCGGCCCGCGCCATGCAGGAAGGCGGCATCGACAAGGCCATATGGCTGTGGCCGGTCGATATGGCGATCAAGGTCGTGCAAGGGCTGTACGAGGCCCGCGAGCAGGCCAAGAACCACCTGTACGAACTGACCGGCGTGGCCGACATCCTGCGAGGGCAGACTAACCCGAGCGAGACACTGGGCGCCCAGCAGATCAAGGCGCAGTGGGGCAGCCTGCGGCTCCAGGAAGCGCAGGCGGACGTGCAACGTTACGCCCGCGACTGCTATCGCATCATGGCGGACCTGTTGGGCCTGCTGGCTCCTGAGGAACTGTCGGCCATGACCGGCGTTCAGATGGGGCCGCAGATCGCTCAGTTGATGCAAATGGACTTGCAACGCGAGTTCGTCATCGAGATTGAGACCGACTCGACCATCAAGGCGGACCTGTCGCGGGCGCAGCAGAACATCGCGGGCTTCGTGCAGGGCTTTGGCGCGTTCATCCAGTCGGTCGGCCCGGCGGTGCAGGCGGGGATGATGCCGCCGGAAATCGCCGTGAAGTTGCTCACCGCCTTTGCGCGGAGCTTCAAGCTGGGCCGCGAGGCCGAGTCGGCACTGGATCAGTGGGAGAAGTACCTCGCCCAGAAGGCCCAGCAGCCGCCGCAGCCGGACCCCTCGCAACAGGTCGAGCAGGTCAAGGCGCAAGCCGAAATCGGCAAGGCGCAAGCCGCCATCCAGCAGACGCAGATGGAAGGCCAGATTGCCCAGCAAGAGCATCAACAGAACATGCAGGCCACCGCACAGAAGGGGCAGTTGATGGTGCTGAAGCACAACCTCGACCTTCAGGGCTTGCAGGCGAAGGTCGCGGCGCAGGCGATGCAGCCGCCAGGAGTGCCGCAGTGAGCGCCTGCGCCATCGCTGTGCTGCTTTTGGGGGCCATCCTCTATGTGGCCGTGGCGGCGACGATCCTGATTGTTAGCAACCGCGAGACCAAGCGCGCCATTCGCGAAATGGAGGAGCGTCTGAGCCGCCCCAACCCCCTCGACGGTGCGCGCATATGGGGCGGGTCGTGAGGGCTCGCTACGTCTTCCGCGACGGCCAATTCATCGAGCGCAAGACCGGCGAGCCGATGGCCGCGCCCGATCGCATCGCCTCGCCCATGCTGATGGCGGACGTTCACTACAAATCCCCGCTGAGTGGCAAGGAAGTCACCAGCCGCAGCCAGCGCCGCGAGGAAATGAAAATTCACGGCGTTCGCGAGGTCGATCCGTCCGAGCGCCGGGTGTTTGCTTACCGTTCGAAGAAATGGGCCGAACGGATGCGCCGGGATCACGACCCGAACGCGGGCAAGCCCGAAATCCCGCAGGACGCGCCGTTCAAGCGGCTGTCCCGAGACGAACTGCCGACATCAATTGCTAAAACCATCTCACGGTGATATATGAGCGATACTCAGGTTTCGTCTGAGCAGGTTTCCGAGGCCCCGATCACGACAGGCGCAGATAGCGCGCCGGTCGAGAAGCCAAAGGAGACCTTCGACCAGACGCTAGAACGGGTCGCGCAAGAGGCCATCCACGGCAAGCGCGGACCGGACGGAAAGTATCAGTCTCGCGTTGTAGCGCCCGGCGCTCCCGAGACACCGGAATTGCCCGGCAAGTCCGAGGCTGCTGCTCCCGAACTGGCACCGCCAGCCATCGAGATGCCGCCGTCTCTGCCGGACGATGTGAAGAAGCTGTGGCCTACGCTTCCACCCGCACACCAGCAATGGCTGGCCAAGCGGGAAAGCGAGGTGCATGAGAAGATCACGTCGGATGGACAGCGGCTGAAGACCCTCGCTGCGTTCGAGGAAGTCCTTAAGCCGTTGGATGCGAGGTTGAAGCAGGTCAACGCGCCGCCGCACGAGTATGTGCGCCGTCTCGCTGCCGCCGATCAGCTTCTCGCGACCAATGGCGTCGAGGGCCTCCGTGCGATCGCGCAGATGTACGGGATCGACGTTCGGTCGCTTTTGCAGCAACCCACCGCGCAACCCAATCCCCAATTCGACATCGATTCCAAGGTTAACGAAGGCGTCCAGAAAGCCCTTCAAG